ATTTCAAGAAACTCACTAAACGACTGCGCGGCTTGTCCGAGAAACCGAAGCGCATCACGTTCTCGTTCAATCCTATCTACCGAACGCATTGGATATGCAAGGGATTCTTTGCCGGATTTGCCGACGGAGATACGGTTTATCGCGACGAAAAACTGTCCATCCTCAAAACGATCCATACCGACAATCGCTTCCTCACACCCGCAGACAGAGAGGAACTTGAGGACGAAACTAACGAATATTACTATAACGTCTACACGCTGGGTAATTGGGGCGTTCTCGGGAAGCTCATCTTCACAAACTGGCGGGTTGAGGACCTCTCGGGAATACGCGACAACTTTGGAACGTACTATAACGGCCTGGATTTTGGCTTCACTAACGACCCCAGCGCCCTGGCGCGGATGGCGATAAAGGAGAAAAGACTATTTATCACACACGAATTATACGAATACGGGATGACAAACGATATACTGGCCCCGGCCTTGACACAAATCATCGGCAAGGAAGAAGTCCGCTGCGACCCATCAGCACCGAAGGACAGGCAGGAACTCCGGGGATACGGCGTAAACGCAATAAAGGCACAGGGAGGGCCGGGCAGCGTCAACCACGGAATACAGTTTTTGCAGCAATTCGAAATGATAATAGACAGGGAATGCCAGAACGCAGTAAACGAGATACAACTTTATCAATGGCAAGAAAACAAGGACGGGGATATCCTCAATGTTCCGGTAGACAAAAACAACCACTGGATTGATGCCGCACGGTACGGATTAAGCGGGATATCGTTCGCACCGCCGAGGGAAGAACAGGCATTCGACTACTCATCACTCGGATTGCCGGGATGAAATATATAAATTATAATTTAAAGGTGGGTTATTATGAAATTAACCAAAAAAAAGATGAAAATGTTGCAGAAGATAAACCATAATTTATACTTTTCAATGCATGATCATGATGGATGCGAAAGAGACAATATAGATCAGTTACTTGTGGAAAAAGCCCGCAGACAATTAATTAGCTTTATCTTCTCAGATAAGGGGAAAGTTGGTGGCTATAACAAAAGTATGGCGGGGCAAGGCGGGGCTCGGACGGGTATGGTCCGGCACGGCGAGGTATGGTGAGGTTTTCAAAACGATAACGCAGTAAAATAATACATTTCAGGGCGTGGCGCGATCCGGCTGGCTTAGACGCGGCCTGATGCGGCCGGGTGAGGCGAGGCAATTATAAAAGCATTATAAACCACAAAACAAAAACAAATAGCGGAGACAGATCGCAATGAAATCACTTCTTAAACTCATATTTAAAGGCGACTATTATCCGGGACTCGGCATACAACGGCTGAATCATGATGAATATCGGGATTTCCGCATCCGGGATTTATTCTCCATACAATTCTGGATCGAGGTATATTACCGTTTAACTTGCAAATCATTTTTCCCATGCATGGAAGAGAAGATTGGTTTTACCGAACGCCGATCCAGAAAATGCGGAAGATGCAACTGCCCGATGAAGATTTATCGCTCAATGTGTTAAAGGAGAACACAATGCAACTACCTATAGCTATATTTATATTACTTTTATGCCTTTTCCCAGCCAGCATAATCGCATCCGTTCTCTGGATGTTCAGGAAAAAGAAACCGGAGGAGTTTTCAAATGGATAAACAACTAAAAGTCGAGCAGATCGCGGAGATACTCGGATTGGCGGAGGATACCGTCAGGGATTATTTTCAAGCATCAAGATTCCCCGGAGGATATAAATTGAACTGGGAATGGCGTCTCAGTGAGTTCGATCTTGCACGCTGGATCGAGTTCAAGAAAGACCCGGAGACCTTCATCGAGGCTGAGCTTGCAGCGTTGCGGGCAACGGCGAAATTTAGGGTCAGTATCGATCTGAAAGAACGAGAATATTGGGAGAAAGAACTGGTCGATAAATGGGAACAGACGCGTGGGGGAAAACACAAAAAACCCAGCTTGAAAGGATAAAAGAAAATGGACATAACAGAAACCATGCAAGCGAAGTTCGACGCATCAATGACCGACAAGACCTTCACCGATTTATTGACCGCCCTGACAGCAGGAACGCCGGATATTGACAACCACATCGACGACAACCGGAAGGCTTATGTCGGGGATCACGAGATACTGCGCGATACCAACCGCCGCGACAAGCAGGTCGGCGACGATCAGAAAACACGCCGAACGGTTAAACACGCGAAAGAGGTAATCACGCTGCAGAAACGGATCGTCAACAGCGCCGTCGAATTCCTGTTCGGAGAACCCGTTACCCTGACGCTCAAGACGGAAGGCCAGGAGAAGGCGCTCGAACTTATCACAAACTCATGGCATAAGAACCGGCTTGATTATTTCAACAAACGGCTCTCTCGGGACCTGTTCGTCGAAGGGAAAGCCGCGGAAGTATGGGAAATACCGCCGACCTCGGAAACCAAAAAAGCGAAACGGGCGCGGGTGACTCTGCTCTCGAAGCGAACCGGATATTCGATATACCCGCATTTCGACGCCTGGGGCGATATGGATGCCTTCACGATCAAATACCAGAACACAAACCCCGAGGGGAAAATAATAGAGCGTGTAACGATCTACACGGCGGACAAACGGATAACAGCCGTTAAAAATGGCCCGAAATGGGAGAAAGAGGAAGTTGAGAACATTCTGAAGATTATCCCCGTGGTTTATTACGAGCAGGGACCGCCCGAGTGGGACGGTGTTGACACCGAGATCGACCGCATGGAATACCTGCTCAGTAATTTTGCGGACACCAACGACTATTTCGGGGCGCCCATTATTGAGTTAAAAGGGGTTGTTTCGAACATGCCGAAAAAAGAGGATAGCGGCAAGGTGATAACCGTCCAAGCCGAAACCGACCCCGAGGGCAAGGTATACTACCCGGGCGGAGCATCGTTCGTAACGTGGGAGCAAGGCCCGGAATCAATTGAAAAAGAATACACGATGCTCAAGGACATCGTATTCGGGCAGACCAGCACACCCGACCTCTCGTTCTCGAACGTAAAGGGCATGACAGGTTTGAGTGGAATCGCCATCCGTCTCATGTTTTCGGATGCGCTGTTCAAAGCAAAGGACAAGCAGGAGATATTCGGACCGGGGCTGGACAGGCGGATAAGCGTCATGAAAGCCATACTGGGAGTGGTCGACGTCTCACAGGCGGCAGCCCTCAACAAGACAGAGGTCGAGATTATATTCGGCGACGTTCTCCCCACCGACATCACGGCGCTGATTAATAGCCTGTCCGTAGCCAGAATGGGCGAGCCGATAATGAGCGAGAAAAGTGCGGTCGAGCAGAACCCGCTGGTGACAGACCCGGAAGCTGACCTTGAGGAAATGGGGAAAGAAAGGACGGCAGCCGCCGGAATAGCCGGGAGTTTTAACGTCGAATAACAAGAAATGGGGATGAAAAAATGAGATTTAAAGAAGGTGATAAGGTTACATACGAGGGCAAGAAAGCAGTTGTTGTGGAGTGTCATGGCCTCTTTATGCCAACTATCCAATTCGAGGATGGTCGGAAACTCCACATCGCTTATCCTGAAAAGCTCAAATATCGAGAGAAAGTCAGCATCGATGAAGATTTTGATGTTACCAGAGACGGAGACATGGTTCAAATTCAGAGTTATTACGATGGCGGTTATGACTGCGCCTTCGGAGAAGTCCACCTCGGCCATCTTTTGCACAAGCTCGGCTTCACGGTCGACGACTGCAAGAAAGCTCTTGATGACCCGAGATCAATGCCACTCAAAATGGAGAAAATTCTTGAATGCACAATTTGTGGATGGCAAGGATATGACGATGAACCCGGCATAAAAGAAACTCACACCGGCAATATAGCATTATGCCCGGCCTGTAAAACCGACACGCTGAAAGAGACGACGAGAGTAATCACTGAGTATGGGGATTTAACGCTATTCAGACTCAGCATGAATTGTTATAGCTGCGGGAAAAATAACAAAAAAACTGGAATGGACTGCTTGGACCAAGAAGCCGTTGGCAAATGCAGAAATCATACGGCGAGAGCAAAAGAGAAAGAAAGCGACGCATGAAAGAGAAGCCGGAAATGAAAAAATATAAATCCTTCAGGATACAGCTTCTTGAATGTCAAGACAGCGGAAACCTTGAAATAATGAATCCTGATCCTAACGATACATATAGAGCTATAATTATCTGCCATAAATATAAGACTCAGTGCATGAGTTCTGTCTGTAAGCACGAAAGGATGTAATGATGACTAATGGTGAATCGAATGATGCGGAAAGAAGGGCGTTAAATCTTTTCGATAAATGGAATGATGTTACAGGATTTGTTGAAAAAGGAACCGGTTATTATTATGAGTTACAGTCCGTGATTCAAGATGCTGTTCATTGTGGAGCGCAGGCAGCAACGAAAGACTTTAGGAAACTCGATGGGGAAGAGTGATGAAGCAGGAAAAGTGATATTTTTGAACGGATAGTTTCGATTCTTTTCACTCGGGAAAGATAACTAAGGAGGTCTTAAAATGGATTCATTCAGAGAGTACCAGAAAAGATCGAAGAAAAAGCCACCGATACATATCGGTGGACATCACCTCGAGATAATAGCCGCATGCGCCGACATGTGGGAATTATGGACAAACACGAATTTCCAAGAACTCGAATGGAAATACATCCGGGTAACGGACAGAGACATAGCGGGCACCGAGTGCACCATAAAAGTTCGCCTGCATAATATCCTTGAGGCAATACTGGACTTTTGCAACGAAAATGATTACGTCCTTTATTCTGTGGCGAAATGGGCTCAAGACCACGACAAAAGCGGATTGGCAGGCGAAGGTGCGTTATTCAGCGAAGTCAGAATGAGGGTGTGTCCTTCGGGACATAATTATGCAAATATAATGAAAAACGCTGCTGGTCTTATCCGGGAGGCCGACCAAGACAAACAGGCAAGTATTTTGTGCAGTTTATTATACATGGTTCAAGATACCATGTCCATTCTTTTTGAATCGAGCATCAAGGAATTAATGGAATGAGGTCTAAAATGGGAAAGAAAAAGAAAATACCTGCATGGTGTTATTGTGAAAAGGAATTTTAAATGACAACGCTAACATACGCACTTTTATGCTGCTTGGAAATTCTCGTAATCTGTAAGGCCATCGTTTATTTTAAGATCGACGACTTAATAATAATCCCGTGGTTGGAGTCGATAAACAGACGTCTCAAGGAAATAACAGAATGGGCGGAAAGATAAAATGGATCCCTATGAACGACAGCACGTCCGAGACATGATCGGCTACAAAAAACGAGTAGCCCGAACGATCGACGATGCCATGGCAGACCTCGGGCGCCGCTTCACCACAACCAAGGGCCGTCGCTTCGCAAATGTCATGCAAGACCGCCTCGGAGAGTTACAGGAATCACTCCAGGGGACTATCGAGGGCGGAGCGAAGAATCAGTGGCATCTGGCAAACACGATGAATAACAAGAAAATCGATGGCTACCTCGGGGCCGTCAAGGTCTCCGATGCGATCCAGAAAAGCATGAGGGCGCCGAACGTCCCGGCGCTTAATGCGTTCATCGACCGGACAGTTGCGGGCAAGAATCTCAGCACCCGCGTCTGGGATTTCAAAGAGGGCGTCGCAGATGAAATGGACAAGATATTAAGCCGCGGCGTTCTGGTCGGCAAACCCGCCGTGCAGGTGCAAAGGGAATTGAAAAAATATATCAATGGCAAGCCGATTCTATACGAGGGAACGCTTATCAAGGCCCGGAACCTTACTTTCCAAGCAATCAGGCTGGCCGTCACCGAAACGAACATGGCATTCAGGTCCGCGGACTACCTCCAGAACAGCCGACTGCCGTTCGTGACAGGCGTTACCGTCCACCTGTCGAACGCACACCCACAGGAGGACATCTGCGACGAAATGCAGGGGCAATATCCCAAGGGTTTTTACTTCATTGGCTGGCATCCGTTCTGCTATGATAGCCAAACCGACGTTTACACCAATGAGGGCTGGAAGCGGTTTAAGGATATCCGGGGCGATGAGCAGATATTGAGCCTGAATCCCGACACAAAAGACCTCGAATATACGACGATAGTCCACCGAATAAAGTATCAATACGACGGGGAAATGATACGTTTCCATAGCCGGTCATTCGACATGATGGTGACGCCAGATCACAAAATGGTCGGATTTGATAAAACCAGCGGCAAACTCAGGGAATCATCGGCAGAAGAATTTTATCAGAATATGTACCCCATAAAAGGAAGAAATATATTTTCAACGAACAGCAAGTTATATCGGTCATCGGAATGGAAGGGGACTGATATTCAAGGAATAACAATCGGGAAACACGATATTCCAGCCGATTTATTTTGTGAATTTATGGCCTATTATCTCAGCGACGGCAGCATCAGCCGCAAATACGCTGTAATCATATCGCAATGGAAGAAAGCAAGCCCTGATCAGTATGAAATCATATCGGCTTGCATGGATAGGATGCAGATAAAACACAAAAAATCAGAGAAAGGATTCTTTTTTTACGATAAGGACCTATGGGAATATCTTGCCAAATTCGGGAAATCCTACGAGAAATATATTCCGGAAATAATAAAGGAGCTCACTCCGGAACGTATAAATACATTCCTCAATGCCTATGTGTTATGCGATGGCAGTATCAGGTGTGGCAAAAAATGGAAGGGTGGAAACTTTCATGACGATCGCACATATACAACATC